ATGGGACGGAGCGACTGATGTTGCGGGTAAAGGACTTAATGCGGCAGGAAAGGGTCTTACACGATTCGGTAAAGGTGCTTCAAAGAACATCAGAAAAGGATGGGACGGAGCAACCGATATTGCAGGTAAAGGACTTAATGCAGCAGGAAAGGGTCTTACTTCAGCCGGTCGCGGGATCACTTCTACAGCGAGTTCTGGAGTAAAAGCAGCCGGTAAGTCTATTGACGCTGGAAAGAAGATGATCGAAGGATGGCTTGGGTTCAATCGTAAGAAGAAGAGGAGATAATTCAAAATGGGTTTAGGAACAAGGATTAAGAATGCATGGAATGCGTTCATGAACAAGGACCCGACCACGACATTCTATAGCACTGGACCCGCGTCTTCTTACAGACCAGACCGAGTCAGGTTATCGAGAGGAGCCGATCGTTCGATCATCAATTCAATCTACAATCGATTCGCATCTGATTGTGCTGCAATCACGATTGAGGAAGTAATCGTTGATATGAACGATCGATATCTGGCGGCAGCCGACACTGGTCTTACAAACTGTCTTACTTTGGAAGCTAATATTGATCAAACTGGTCGAGAGTTTGTTCAGGACGCTGTAATGTCCATGTTGGATGAGGGAACTGTCGCTGTTGTACCAATCGACACTGACGATGAGCCTAGTGAAAGCGGGGCATTCGATATATTAACTATGCGTGTTGGAAAGATCACGATGTGGTATCCGGATGCCATAACGGTTAATGTATACGATGATCGTTCTGGGCGTCATCGTGATATTACAGTTCCGAAACGAACTTGTGCCATTCTTACGAATCCATTCTTTTCGACAATGAACGAGCCGAATTCGACTTTTCAACGTCTTGTCAGAACTTTGAATCTTATTGATCAGCTGAATGAGAAAAACAGTCAGGGAAAATTGGATCTGATCGTAAAACTTCCTTATGCTGTTCACAACGATCTTCGTCGGGCTCAGGCAGAGCAGAGACGTAAAGACATTGAAGATCAGCTTACAGGAAGCAAATACGGAATTGCGTATGTTGATTCGACAGAAAATATTACACAGCTGAATCGTCCGGTCGAGAACCAACTTCAGGCTAGAGCTGATTCGTTAACGAGTATGCTATACAGCCAGTTAGGGATAAGCGAAGACTTGTTGAAGGGGAAAGCCGACGAGAAGGAGATGTTGAACTATACCAATCGAATCATCGAACCGATTCTGTCAACGATCACCAATGAGTTCAAGCGTAAATTTCTTACAAAGACTGCTCGTACTCAGGGGCATTCGATCAAGTATTTCAAAGATCCGTTCAAGTTGGTTCCGGTATCGAGCATTGCTGATATTGCCGATAAGATGACACGAAATGAGATTATGACTTCTAACGAGATAAGACAGATTCTTGGAATGAAGCCGTCGTCTGATCCGAATGCTGACGTTCTTAGGAATAAGAACATTAGCCAGGCAAGCGATCAACCGATGTATGACGAAAATGGCAATCCAGTAGAAGATGACGCGTCGGCTTATGCCGACTATGGAGGAGAAAATCAAAATGAATATTGATTTTTCTGGATGGGCCACCAAGAATAACTTACGGTGTTCTGATGGCCGTGTGATTGTGCAGAACGCATTTGCACAGAATGATGGGGAAGTAGTTCCACTTGTTTGGAACCACGATCATGATAACCCTCAAAAGGTTATTGGTAAGGCACTTCTAAAAAATGAAGCTGGTGGAGTGAGAGCGTATTGTTCGCTTAATGACGGAGAGCTCGCAGATTATACGAGAACTGCTCTGAAGCATGGCGACATTAACGCTCTTTCTATTTATGCGAACCAGTTACAGCAGAATGGACCTTACGTTGAAAAAGGAAACATTCGAGAGGTGAGCGTTGTGCTCGCATCAGCAAATCCGGGGGCAAGTATCGATAGCGTGACTCTGTCGCACAGTGATGATGGCAGTGATGACGAAGGCATTATTTACACCGGAGAGGAACTGGAGTTAATGCATTCAGATGATGAAGGGGAAACCATGGGATACGAGTACGACGATGATGATGACGATGGATCAGATTTCATCGAAGATACAATTAATTCGATGACTGATGATCAGTACAATGTCATGTGCGCTCTTGTCGGGCAGGCATCGGGTGTTTCTGATGACGACGATGACGATGAGTACGATGACGAAGAGGATTACGTAGCTGACGATGATGAAGAAGGCTACGATGTCGATGATGACGATGATGACTATTCGGAGGATGATGATATGCAGCACAACGTTTTTGATTCGGACGACAACTACATGACCGGCTCTGAGCTTACTCATTCCGATGAGGAAGCAATCCTGAACACAGCAAAGCAGACCAATGTTGGAACGTTCAAGGCGGCACTTGAGATGTACGCTGCCGATAATGGTGTAACACCTGAAGATGTAATTCTTCAGCACGATGGCCTTACAGCAAGCCCGGTTGGCGGTTTCCCGCAGAGCGGCGATGGAAATGTCGGACTTCTGTTCCCAGAATACAAAGATCTTCGTCCTGGAGCTCCTGAGCTTCTCACAAATGACCAGGGCTGGATCACGATTGTTATGAATAAGGTTCATAAGAGCCCGATTAGCAGAATCAGAACCGGACAGGTTGATATCCGTAATCTGGATGCTCTTCGTGCAAAGGGTTATAAGAAGGGCGACCAGAAGACCGTTACCGGCAACATCAAGCTGGTTAGACGTACAACTGATCCGCAGACAGTTTACGTGAAGAATGCTCTGTATCGTGATGATATTACCGATATCACCGATTTCGATTATGTCGCATACCTGTATAACATTGACAGAATGATGCTGAACGAGGAGCTTGCAACTGCAATCATGCTTGGTGATGGCCGTGACGATGGAGATGCAAACAAGATCTCTCCGGAGCATATTAGACCGATCTGGACTGACGATGACCTGTACACCATCCATAAGGATCTTGACCTTGCCGCTGCTAGAAAGGAACTTCAGGGAACGAACACCGGAGCAAACTTTGGCGAGAACTATATCTATGCAGAAGCGATCATCAACGCTGTCCTGTATTCTCGTGAGAACTTCAAGGGATCTGGAACTCCGGATTTCTTTGTAACACCGCATATCCTGAATGTCATGCTTCTTGCAAGAGACATGAACGGTCGTCGGATCTATTCGTCCAAGGCTGAACTCGCTTCTGCGCTGAACGTTGGTTCCATCGTTACTGCAGAGCAGTTTGAGAATAAGATTCGTACCACAAAGGATTCCAAGAAGAAGAAGCTCCTTGGCCTGATGTGCAACCTTGCAGACTATTCTCTTGGCGCTACCAAGGGCGGTGAGGTTTCCCACTTCACGCAGTTTGATCTGGACTTCAACCAGGAGAAGAGCCTTCTTGAGACTCGCGTTTCCGGCGCACTTACCAGAGTTTACTCTGCAATTGCACTTGAGGAGGATGTCACCAATATCGGTGGCTGATGAGAGAGGTGAAAATTCAAAATGGCTAAATGGTATGGCGTGATTGGATTCGGGGTCGAAGAGAAGATCCGTCCTGGTGTTGTGAAGGAGACGATCAAAGAGCGTTCCTATTATGGAGACGTGAATAGACTCTCCAGGAGACTCCAGATTGGACAGGATTCTACCAATCCTGATATTTCTGTATCGAATGAGCTTAGCGTTCTGGCTGATCCATTTGCCAATGAGAATTTTCAGTCAATCAGGTACGTAACATTCATGGGTACTAAATGGACAGTGTCGTCTGTCGAAGTTCAGTACCCACGATTGTTACTAACATTGGGAGGCGTATACAATGGCGATTACGGACCGCAGACTTAAGCTGCAAGATATTTTAGAGAAAATACTTGGATCAGACCATGTATACTTCAATGCTCCCAGTTCGTTACGAATGCAGTACCCGGCGATTCGATATTCTAGAACGAACATTGACAAGACAAATGCTGACAACATCGCGTATTTGTTGAACGCCGAGTATCAGATTATATTGATCGACTCAGATCCGGATTCGTCGTATATCGACAGCCTTTGTCAATTGCCAAAGTGCCGTCATGTAAGGCATTACGAGTCTGACGGTTTGAGTCATGATGTGTTTCAAATCATATTTTAAGGAGGATTCTACATATGGCTAAACTTGTATGGGATCAGGTTGGAACAAGAGCATATGAGACTGGTGTAGACAGAGGTGTTCTTTATCCGTTTGTTGCAGGCGAAAGCGGCAGCGTTGCAAAGCCTGGAGAAGGTGTTGCATGGAGTGGACTGACCTCTGTTGAAGAGTCTCCGAGTGGCGGAGATGTCAGCAAGGTTTATGCAGATAACATCGATTATCTTGCGCTGACTTCAGTCGAGGAATACGGGTATACAATTGGTGCGTACACATATCCTGATGAGTTCGCTGAGTGCGATGGATCCAAGGAGATCGGGAAGGGTGTCACGATTGGACAGCAGAATAGAAAGCACTTTGCGTTCTCGTACAGATCTCTTGTTGGAAACGACACAGATGGAACTGATCACGGTTACAAGATCTATCTGATCTATAACAGCCTTGCTGCTCCGTCATCTAAGACACATTCTACAGTCAACGATTCTCCTGAAGCTGGCGAAATGTCGTGGGAGTGCTCGACTGTGAAAGTAGACACTGGCATTGATGGTATGAAGCCGACGTCTTGCCTGACGATCGATTCTACAAAGGTGGAGCCTGCAAAGCTTAAGAAGATCGAAGATATTCTGTATGGAACTGCTGAGAAGGCAGCGACAATGCCGACACCGGCAGAAGTCCTTGAAATTCTTAATGCGAGTACCTAAGTTAAGCCCAAATCGTTATATTCTTAAGAGCCGTTGAAATATTACGGCTCTTTTATTTTTCAAATAAAGGAGAACAAATATGTACACAAAGACGATTACTTATACTGATTACAACGGCGTGGAGCGTACCGAGAAGTTCTATTTCAATATGACAAAGCCAGAGGTTCTTGAGATGGAATATGGAACCACTGGATCGTTCACGGCCGCTATTAAAAAGATGATCGAGACAGACAATGCCGGTAGAGTACTGACTGTTCTTAAGAATCTTATTCTTAAGGCTTATGGCGAAAAGAGCCTTGACGGAAGGCGATTCGTGAAGAGTGAAGAGCTCTCAAAGGAATTTTCAGAGACTGAAGCTTTCGCGGACCTTTATATGGAGCTCGTCAAAGACAGTAAGAAGTGCGCTGAATTTATCGATGGGATCATGCCTGACGATCTTAAGGCTAGCTCCGATCTTATGAATAAGGTTGAAAGTGGAAGCGTTACGAAGGAGTCTTTGATTAACATGGTTGACAATATGACCGAAGACAATTCTAGGGTTGTATCGATGCCAGTTAGTAATACTGTTTAATGAGGTAGAAAAATGCTTTCTATAACCGTTCCCGAGAGGGAAGTGTTTATAGATGAAACAAATACATTCTTAACAATCCATTCTCAAAAGCTCCAATTGGAGCATTCTCTAGTGTCAATATCCAAGTGGGAATCAAAATGGCATGTTCCGTTCATCGGAGATCCAAGCCATAAAGAGCGTACTGATGAACAGATGCGAGATTATATTCGCTGTATGACAATTACACAGAACGTAGATCCGCTTATATATTCGGTCCTTACCGTCGACAACGTCAATGCAATTAACAAGTATATCGGTGACCCGATGACTGCAACAACTTTTGGCGAAGATATGAACCAACGGCAGCGGAGAAGCGGAAAATTTCTAACGAGCGAGTATATTTACTATCTTATGTTTTCGTATCGAATCCCAAAAGAATGCGAAAAGTGGCATCTAAATCGTCTAATCACTCTGATTCGGATATTCCAGGAAGAGAACAAAGAGAATGGAAATAGCAAAAATTCAGCAGCGTCTGCAAACGCTATGGCAAGGCGCAGCATGCTAAATGCCCAGCGTAGAGCAAAACTGCATTCGAAAGGATAATTATGGAACAGGTAGAGAAGACAAGGATTAGTGTTGAGCCAAAGGAATCAGTGTTTACTCCGTTCCTTGGAAAGATTGTTAAGGTCGATGGACTCAGATTTCGTGAAGCACCTTCGACGTCTGCAAAGGTTGGCGCGATTGTCATGAAAAACGAGTCATTTTATGTGATTGGAGAGAAAGTCGTTGATGGCGAGAAGTGGTATGAAGTCGAATACAACAACAAGAATTTCTATGCCATGGCGAAGTACATCCTGAATTCATAAGGAGACAATATGGCTGCTATCAGTTTCAAACAGAAAGGTGACTTTTCAAAGCTTACCGATTATTTGAACAAAGTGAAAGAAAGTGCAAGAACCAAAATTCTTGATGAGTACGGAAAGATGGGCGTTGAGGCACTTTCGGCAGCCACTCCGTACGACACAGGACTGACATCGCAATCGTGGTATTACGAAATTCAAAATGGGGATACAGAATCGTCTATTACGTTCTGTAACTCGAACATCAATAAGGGTGTTTCTATAGCGATCATACTTCAGTATGGTCATGGGACTCGTAACGGAGGCTGGGTAGAAGGAAGAGATTACATCAATCCTGCTATCCAGCCTATTTTTCAGGCTATAGCTGACAAAGCATGGAAGGAGGTTACCTCTGTATGAGTAGTCAGGTGATAGACGAAAAAGTTGTTGAAATGAAATTCGACAACAAAGATTTTGAGAGCAATGTACAGACTAGCTTGTCTACTCTGAAAAAGCTTAAAGAGGGACTCGATTTAAAAGAATCAGCAGAAAGTCTGAAAGCAGTTGATAAGAATGTTCGAAAGATTGATCTGAGTAGTTTGTCGGACGGCGTTGAGTCTGTCCGGATGAAGTTCAGTGCATTGGACGTTGCCGCCGCAACGGTTGTTAGCAATATTACAAGTTCTCTTCTTCATATGGGGACAAAGGTCGTAAAAGAGTTCACGTTGGACCCAATTATATCTGGTTTCCAGGAATACGAGACTCAGATCAATGCCATTCAGACAATCCTCGCAAATACAAAAAATAAAGGAACGACTCTGGATGATGTCAATTCGGCATTGGATGAATTGAATCACTATGCTGATATGACGATCTATAACTTCACCCAGATGACCAAGAATATTGGTACGTTTACAGCTGCCGGTGTCGATTTGGATACGTCTGTATCAGCTATCAAGGGTATCGCAAACCTTGCAGCAGTGTCTGGTTCGAATGCTCAGCAGGCTAGCACAGCTATGTATCAGCTATCTCAGGCACTTGCATCTGGAACTGTTAAGCTTCAGGACTGGAATTCAGTTGTCAATGCCGGAATGGGTGGCGAAGTATTTCAGGAAGCACTGAAACGAACTGCCCGAGTAATGGGCGAAGATGTCGATGGAATGATCGAGAAAGCTGGATCATTCAGAGAGTCTCTGAAGTCTGGATGGCTTACTACACAAGTTCTGACAGAAACTTTGAAACAGTTTACTGGGGATATGTCCAGAGAGCAGCTTCAGAGCATGGGGTACACCGAACAGCAGATCGACGACATTATTGAGATGGGAAAGACTGCGAATGAGGCTGCTACAAAGGTCAAGACATTCACACAGTTGATTGACACATTGAAGGAAGCGGCTCAGTCCGGATGGACTCAGACGTGGGAACTGATCGTTGGCGATTTCGATCAGGCAAAAGAGCTTTGGACTTCAATCTCAGATAATGTCGGTGCTGCAATTCAGAAATCGGCTGACCGAAGAAACAAGATCATTAAGAAGGCGTTTGGGAGCCAGACCGAATTCATTAAGGACAAAACCGATCTCGATAAAGTTCTTATCAATAAAAAAGATTATGATGCGTATGTAACGCTTTTGGAACACACCGCGAAGGCGTCCGGTGTTCCTATAGATGACATGATTAAGAAATATGGGAGCTTTGAAGAGACATTAAAAACCGGGTGGCTCGACAAAGATCTTATGAAGCAGGTTAGCAACTCTTTGACACAGCTTAGAGGCGGAATGACCGAGAAAGATCTGTCTGATCTGCACTCACAAGTCGAAGCAATCGTGAAGGGTCAGAAGACACTAGAAGCTGCTGGCGAAGAGGGATATGACACAGACAAGTTGTCTGAGTACGTTAACAAAATCGGTGAACTGACCGATTGGAGTGGGAAGTGCAACGATGCGTTGCTGGCACAAGCTGATGCGGCACTCCTTCTTTCAGACGATCAGAGAGAAACGATCAAAACTCAGTTGATGCAGGAAGGTGTTACCGAAGAAGCGGCCGATGCCTTGATCGATTACGCTCTGGCGACGAATCATGCTAGTAAGCAGACCAAACTGTTCTCTGATCTTGTTGACCAGAATGGCAAATCGACAAAGTCTGGACGCGAATTGCTGATCGGAGCTGCTAAGAACATCGCAAGTACTTTTGGTTCTTTGTTCTCCAGTATCGGAAAAGGGTTCTCGTCGATCTTTAAAGCTGACTGGGGACAGATTCTGTATAACACGTTCAAGAAGATCTACGACTTCACAAGCAAGATTAAGTTCAGTCCGCAGACACTAGCGAAAATTCAAAATGTAGGTTCTGGTATTGCTACGGTTCTTCAAACGATTTGGAAAGCGATTACGCACATCGCTTCTGCGATTGGAAAACTGGTTGGACCGGTGCTTGAATCGGTCGGCAGTTTCGCTTTGTCCTTGTTTTCAGATCTTGCAAGCGGATTAAAATGGATTGCCGATTGGTTCGCGAAGAATGAGAAGATTCAGGGATTCCTTAAAGGAGTCAATGGGGTTTTGTCAGCTATTGGGAGCAGCGTTAAAACTGTTTTTAATAAGATCAAAGCACCGATTGATTACTTTAAGAAAGTGTATGCGCTTAGTGGGAAGAGTCTAAAGACTGCATTTACGGCTACATTCAAGAAGTACACGAAAGCCATCAGCGATTTCTTCAGAAATGGAGACGGTTCTTTAAAGTCTATTTCACAGATATTTTCCACGATAGGAACAAATATTAAGAGCGGCTTAGATAAGTTCTTTCCAGGTGTTGTTGATGCTGTAACGAGTCGCTTAAAGAAATTGCTCCAAACTGTTCATGATGCTTTTTCGCTTTTGATATCAAATCCAAAAGAAGCTTTTTCAAAAATAGGTTCTTGGTTCTCGGGGATTGTGAACTCGATAAAAGAACATATTGATGACCTGTTCCCAGGGATGATAAGCGGAATAAAAGATGCATTCGTTTCCGGATGGACTAAGTTCAAAGATTGGATCATAAAACTTTTCACAAATCCGAAACAGTGGTGGGAAGACACAAAGGGCGCGTTTGAACGTTTCTTCTCTGGATTAGGAGATAACATAAATGGCGCTGCCGAGGGATCGTTTGGTGGTGTCATTAAAAAAGTGAAAGATGTATTTGCCAAACTTGTAAAGAAAATTGCAGATAATGTCGCTTTATTATTTACAGATCCGAAAGCATTTTTTGAAAAAGTAAAGAAGAAATTGTCTGGGGTTAAGGACCGCATCGCCGAATGGATTCAGAAGGCATTTCCGAATCTCCTTCCTTCGATTTCGAAGACATTCTCGAAGATATTTGGAAAGTTTAAAGACTCAAAGTTTGGAAAAATCGTTAGCGATCTATGGGAAGGACTAAAGGGAATCTTTTCTAGTATTGGAGAAGCATTCAAAAACACGAAAGACCAGATTAAACCATATCAAAACGGATTTTCTATTTTCTTTACATTCATAAAAAATTTGTTCCTCGGATTGAAGAAAGTCTCAAACAACGACACTCTTCGAGCAATAAAAAACGCAGCATTATTCATTGTATTGTTTAAGGTCATGCATGACGTGATCCATCTACTTGGAAATCTGCTTGGATCCATTCCGCATTTGATTAACGCCAAAGCCGAAGCGATTCAGAAACATGCAGAAGCAGAAAAAATTGATGCGATCGGGCATGTGATATTGTCTATCGCTGCGTTAGCAGCCGTCGCGTGCGTTCTTGGAACTATGCCAGCTGATCGAATGTGGAGAGGTGTTGCTGCATTAGGTATCATTACTGGATTAATAATTGCTTTGGCCGCAGTATGCTATTTAATCGATAAGAAGAGCAGCAAGATTACAGCTGGGAGTCAGCACTTCGGGCAGATTGAAGGCGTAGGCAAGAGCCTATTAGCTCTAGCTGGATCAGTTATGATATTGGTAATCGCATTTAGAACCTTGGCCAAAGGACTGAGAGGAATGAGCCCCACGCAAATTATATCTACGATTGGTGTGCTAACAATTCTTTGCGGAATGATGGTCGGTGTTGCTTTCCTCATGTCCAAGTTTGCAAAAGTATCAAATAGCGAAAATATTGGCGGTGGTGTTGGTAAGAACGTATTGCTGATATCTGCAGCCATCATTATTATGGTTCGCGCATATAACTCTATTGCGAGAATTGTAAAAGGACAATCGGTAGGTCAGATATTTGGAACACTTGGCGTTTTAACAGCTATAACTGCTTTGCTTATCGCCGTTCAACTTGCTTCATCTGAAATCTCAAAGCATGTCGGTGTTTCTAATCTGTTCGGTCTTATTGCAGTAGCGGTTGCTATCAGGTTGATGATTGGCGCATTTCTCAAAGTCTCGAAGATGCCGATCGGTACGGTATGGAAAGGCTTGTTGAATCTGATTCCTATATTTGTAGCGCTTGGAACGATCATGTACATGATGAAGCGCTTTGGCACTGATAAGGGATCAATTTCAAACTATCTTGGTATCCTTGCAATCGCATTTTCTCTCAAGATAATCGTTTCTGCGGTGCTTGATTTGGCGAGTACAAAACAACGTAAACTGGCAGGTGCAACAGTAGCGATGATGGGTCTTATGGGAATGATGTCGGTTATGCTTCTTTGCGTTTCGTTTATGAATAAGCAAGCAGGAAGCATTAAAAAGGGTATTGGAAATGCTATTACGGTAATGGCGATTGCAGCGTCATTGAGCCTGATTGCTGCAGCAGTGTGTAAACTTAGTGAGATACAAACAAATAAGTTGGTTCTTGCGACAACGTCAATGGTTCTGCTCGGAACTTGTGTTGGTCTCATGTATATTGTCATGAATGTTATGCAATCGTCCTCGATTTCGGGAGGGGTGCTGTCGATCATTCAGATTGTGGCAATAGCTGGAGCACTCTATGTCGTGGCGATGGCAATGGTTCAGCTCGGAGAGCTATCGAGCAATAAAATTGGACAGGCAGTGTTGGCAATCGCTTCAATAACTGCATGCATCGGAGCACTTACGATTGTTGGTGCAATATGCAAGACTGCTCTACCGGCGCTTGCTGGAATGAGTCTTCTTGCTATTTCTCTTGCTTTCGCGGTTAAGTTAATTGCAGAGATACCGTTTGAGCAAGGTATAGCAGCTGCTATTGGGCTTGGCTTGTTAGCAAATATGCTTGTCGTTGCCGTGCTTGGAATATCGATTATAGGCACTTTCCCGTTCCCTATAATTGCAAATGGGTTGCTTGGATTCTTGCTTGTGATTGGCGTTCTTAGCGCAGTATTGATCGCGATTAAAGCACTCGGAGATGCCACCGGCTTTGATATTTTGTATGAAGTAGGAGAAGCGATCGGACACTTCGTTGCTGGTATCGTAGATGGGTGCTTGGAGAAGAGTCAGCAGCTTCCGAAATTTGCAGATCTGTTATCATCGTTTGCTACGTCATTGTCAACGGCACTGACCACCATCAAATCTATGGGGGATAGCGGTGGGCTTGATTCATTAGGCTCGTTGGCGACATCTATTCTTAAATTTACCGGAGCTGAACTGCTTGACGGCATTACTCAGTGGATTACTGGTGGAAGCGGTCTTGAAAAGTTCGGCAGCAGTTTAAATGATCTCGCAACTGGACTGGCCGGTTATATCACTACTATATCCGGGCTTACAATTGATAAAGACAAACTCACGACGTCAACGAATCTTCTTCAGATGGTAACTGATATTTGTGACAATATTCCGAAAAACGGTGGTGTTGTCCAAGATTTTATGGGAAGTATCGATATTGACGGCTTTTCAACGGATATGCCAAAGCTGGCTACTGCTGTCGCTGGATATTGCAATACTTTGACTGATGTAACAATAGATGACGGAGTGACTGAGGCATCCGGAAAACTTCTTACAATGATCACGGATATTTGTAACGAACTTCCGACAAGCGGAGGGATCATAGACGCATTTCTTGGGAGCATAGACATTGACGGATTTTCTTCAGATATGCCAAAACTTGCTAATGGTGTGAAAGGCTATTGTGATGCTTTGGCTGATGTTACCATTGACGGCGATATGGTCAAACGTTCTGGAAAACTTATTTCGATGCTTGCTAATATCGCAAGTCAAGAGATGCCAAAAACGGATGGCTTTTTGAGTTGGGTTACCGGAAGCAAATTAAGTCTCGGTGATTTTGGAAGTAATATGGAGGGACTTGCAAAAGGTCTTAAGTCATATGTAAAAGTTTTGAACGGAAATGACATTGATCTCGACCAGTCTGATAAATCTGGAAAACTTTTAACTATGCTTTCTACGATTGCAAACAACGACATGCCAACCACTGGCGGATTCTTTAGTTGGGTTACTGGAAAGAAACAAAATCTTGGAAGTTTCGGTGAAAACCTAGAAGACCTTGCTACCGGTCTTGGAAAATACGTTGACGAAATCTCAAAGCATTCGTTTACCGACGAAAACGTAACTGCAGCTAGTACTGCGATTCAGACGTTGTCAAATATTTCAGCTGCATTGAAGTATCAAAATCTTGGAAACAGTAACAAAGATGGAGATCTTAAGAACTTTGCTGACGAGCTTGTTCCATTGGCGCAAAGTATATCTGAGTACTATACCACGATGGCTGACGTCGATATGGCAAAGTTGGCAGATGATGCAGTAAAGATCTCGAACATGGCTTCGTCATTGTCTGGCATTTCAGATATTGACAGCACAAAACTTTCTAAACTCCAAACCGCTATGGATGGCCTTGGAAGTCTAGATTATGGCGGTCTTGAAAAGGCTGCATCCAGTGTGTCCAAGAACATCTCTGGCGGATTCGCAAATAGTGGCACTGAGATCTCTGATAGTGCAACCAAGATGATGAAATCAGCTAGATCCGCTGTTGAAGGAACCGCAAAGGACTTTCGTTCTACTGGTACCATGATCGCAGAAAAGCTGCTCCATGGTCTTGAAAGCAGGCATAGCGCAATCCAAACGGCTTTATCAAAGTCATTGCTTACAGCAACAAGCAAAATCAGAGGACTGTATTCTTCGTTTAAAGATTCCGGTGAATACATAGCTTATGGACTTATCAACGGTATTAATGCGAAACAAGGCGAGGCATATCGAGCTGGTTATGAGCTTGGTAAAGCAGCGCACCGTGGTGAAAAGGATGCCGTAAATGAAGGATCACCGGCAAAGGAACTTATCAAGTCAGGTCAATTCATTGCGATGGGTCTGGTTATCGGTATTAAGAACTATGAGGATCGTGCGTACAAGGCTGGTTATGGTCTTGGGTCTGCTTCTTCAGATGGTACTCAGAGAGCTCTTGATGAGGCATCACGCAGACTTCAAAATGGGATCGATGACACCATGCCTACGATCAGGCCGGTAATTGACCTGTCAAATATGCAGTCAGATCTGGCTACGATGAACGATCTTCTTAACGCAAACAACATGTTCACACTGAACCCGAACATGTCAGCAGTTCGTTCAAACTTCAATTCAGCGCAAAAAGATGCGTCTAATCAGGATGTCGTTGATGCCGTGACGTCTCTTAATAAAACGCTCGGTGGAATTTCTGCAAATAACTATACAATTAATGGCATTACTTATGACGATGGCAGCAATGTATCTAGTGCAATTCAGCAACTTGTATCGGCAGCTAGGTTAGAAAGGAGGGTGTAAGAATGGCAAAGAAAAAAAGCAAAAGAATTCCTACTCGAAGTGTTGTAAATTTGTCGATTACCCGCCTTGTCGGTACAAACGATTGGCGCGCAACATGGGGTTTTGGATATGCTAATTGCTCCGGGTTCGATATCACTTGGACCTATACAAACTATGCCGGACAGAGTAAAAACAGCGATCCGACAAGTGTCACGGTTGGCGAAGCGACTGCATCGTTGTCTGATACGACACTTAGAAATCTTGGAATAAGAGTCGTCCCAAGATGCAGCGTTAAAAAAGGGAAGAAAGGCTACTGGAATTCAGGCGCGGCATACGCCAGCATTGTTCTTCCAGAAGATTTCTATACCGGTACACCCTCAAACCCATCAGCACCTAGCGTGTCGATTGATGAAAACAACCGGGTCGTTGTTTCTCTAGAATATGCAGATTCAAGTGCTACTGTTGTCAAAGTTCAGGTTTGCAACCAGAATCATGATCAGATCAGATGGCTTGAATTTGGAACTAACGAAAAGAATGTTTACAAATGGAGCGATAATGCGTCGCCTGGCGTTGGCTATTGTGCAAGAGCGTTGTCCGCTAATCGTGCACATACATCTACTTGGTCCGGTTATTCGTCAATTGCTTATGCCCGACCGAGTAGACCAAGCCGTTTCACAAGTGTTTCTGCTCAGAAAGATGGAGTATCGGTAAAGCTCACCTGGGACAAATGCCCTGGGGCATCTGGATACACCATTGAGTACACGACTGAGCAGTCGTACTTTGATCATACAAGCGCAGTTCAGTCTCAGTCCGTTGGTGATACCAATATGGCAATCGTCAGCGGACTTGAGCAGGGCAAAACTTGGTGGTTCCGCTTGAAGGCTACGAACTCTACCGGCGATTCAGGATGGAGCGAACAGTCTTCTATTAAGATTGGAACCAAGCCGTCTCCGCCTACAACGTACTCCGATACGACAGTATGCTACATTGGCGATAAGGTATTGTTCAGCTGGGTACATAACTCAGAAGACACATCCAAACAGACCAAAGCACAGATCAGTGTGATGATTAACGGTCAAAATGAGAAACAATTCACTGTTACTGGTGATGATTCAGCTGGGAATCCGATTACGGAATACCTATACGACACAAAAGATTGCCAGGACGGTGACAAAGTTCAGTGGAAAGTTCGTACGTGGGGACTGATTGATACACCTTCAGACTGGTCTTTAACAAGACAGGTCCAGGTGTGGGCACCGGTCACTGTTGTTCTGGAGAATTTCCCGGAGATTGTACGATCGTATCCGCTGACGTTCAACATTGCCCCAAAAAGTGGGGTGTCTCAGTGGCCAATCGGATACAGTGTTCAGGTTACAACAATAAATGGCTATACGACAACCAATAAATACGGCGAACCAGAGAAGATTGATGCTGGAGAAAAGATATTTGAGAAGTACTATGACGTTACGGATAACCCTCTCAAGCTATCTTTGAAACCGAATGATATTGATCTGGAATCAACGTCAGTGCAGCTAACCGAAGAGGCAACTGGTTCCGAATCATATTCTAAGGCGTATCATCTGAAAGTAACCGTGGCAATGAGTTCCGGGTTGTCCGCTCAAACTGAGTTGGACTTTCCAGTTATATTTGATTCGTCAGCAGAGCTTTATCCGTATGCATATTTTCAAGTCGCAGAAGATGGCTATAGTGTCAAAATTCTGCCAGTATGTAGTACAGTTGATACTGATGCTGCGGTCACAGAAGACGAGTACGTTGAAGAGAATGATGCCACAGAAGGGCCAATGGCACCATCGACAGATCCGAACGAAGCAATTGGGGCTCCTATATCTGTTTATAGGAAAGAAGATAATGGAACTGAGTATGTTGCGATCGTGGAGGACTATCCGGACGATGGAGTAACAATATTTGTAGATCCGCATCCTTACATGAGAAGTTCTGAATATAGGATCGTAGCGGTCGACACGAAAACTGGAACGATGTCTTATCGAGACGTCCTGTTTGACGGAATCGAAAGCAAAGACAGATGTATCTTGATTCAATGGGATGAGGATGCTTCAGTAAAGAAGTTCCAGACGAATCAGGATACGAATGACACAGAGAACCCAACCGGTGGTTACGCACTGAGACTTCCATACAATGTGGACATCAGTGATACAACCAGCCCGGACGTATCAGCTGTTAAATACATTGGACGACGGTATCCAGTTTCGTACTATGGTACGCAGATTGGAGAAAGCGGAACTTGGTCGAGTGTAATACCGGCGGACGATACAGATACTTTGAAGCTCATTAGAAGATTGTCTATGTGGATGGGAGACTGTTATGTCAGAGAACCATCTGGGCTAGGATTTTGGGCAAACGTCAAAGTATCATATAACAAGAATCATAACGAAGTAACAATCCCTGTGACTCTTACAATCACAAGGGTAGAAGGAGATGTATGAGTATAGACTGGACCAAGTCTATGCAGCAAACATATGAGTTTTACGAGGTTGATCCTGGAACATGGCAAAATAAGCGTAAACTGAATATGTTTACGTCTTCTTCAATCGAACGGGATCTGGAGGCTGAGACACTGGGCTCGGCCTCTTTTTCTTTGACAGAAAACCTCCACGAATGTTACGTCAGGACATACCTCGTTGCAAATCAAAATGGGGTGAGTCGTTCGTTTCCTCTTGGAACACATCTTGTGCAGACGCCATCTGATTCGTTTGACGGAATTATGCACACATATTCGATCAATGGTTATACGCCGCTGATTGAGTTAAAAGAGTCCCAACCGCCTCTTGGATATTCTATCGAGAAGGGAACAAACATCCTGACGGCTGCATACCGACTTACAAAAGAACATATGAGGGCTACTGTCATAGAACCAAAAACCGATTCTGATGCAGTACTTCAGGCAAATTTCGTGGCGAACGATGACGATACTTGGTTTTCGTTTATCAAGGATCTTTTGCAGAATGCAAATTATAGATTTGAAGTAAACCAGATGGGCGAGATATTATTTGCACCACCACAGGAAACAGCATCACTTCAGCCACGTTTCACATATAGTGACGATAACAGTTCGATTCTGTTGCCGTCTATCACAGTTGAGGGAGATTTATATTCTATCCCGAATGTTATAGAGGTTTGTTATTCATTCAAGAGCGGATACTTATATTCTCGTATGTCTAATCGAGATGAATCGAGTCCGATCTCTGTACAGAATAGAGGACGAGAGATCGTAAAAAGGATCAAAAATCCTGATTTGATGAGCACGAGTAGCCAATCAACGGTAGACCGATATGCCAAAGTACAACTTCAAGCAGCATCATCTTTGTCATACAAAGTCAGCTATGAGCATGGCTTCAATGAAGTGACGATTGGCGATTGCGTTCGTTTGGATTATGAACGAGCAGGTGTCGTCGGAGAGAAGGCAAAAGTTACATCACAGTCGATCAAATGCTCAACTGGCTGCACGATTTCAGAGACTGCGATCTTCACAAAGAACCTATGTGGAAAAATTACCAACGACTATACTGGAAAGGAGGCGTAAACCTTGAATCTTCCAAAGAATTTGATTAAGGAGTTTGCAAAGGTTACAAACGATTCAAAGAAAGAACCTTCTGAAGTATATCGGTATGGAAAGATCGTTATGCACGGCAGTAATCCATACATCAAGATAGATGGTGCTGATACTGAAACACCCGTGGACACAACCTGTCATGTCGATGACGGTGACCGAGCAATGGTTCTCATTAAGGACCATACTGCTACTGTTACATCGAACATTTCAAATCCAACAGCTGGATCCAAGCAGGTTGAGAAAATCGATAACTTTATTGCTGGTAATTTGACGACTGAGAAATTGGATGCTCGGTATGCTAGCGTCAATAATCTGAACGCAACAAACGCCAATGTAGAAGATCTGAAAGCGAAAGCGATTACAACCGATAACCTGAACGCGAAGCTTGTAGAAACAGATGCACTGAATGCTACGAATGCACGAGTAGCGACACTTGAATCAACGACTGTAAAGTCGGATGAGCTGAAGGCAAAGTATGCGACGATTCAACAGCTCCAATCCGATTATGCCACGATTGAAAATCTGAATTCTACGAACGCTACTGTTGATGATTTGAAAGCGAAAGCGATCACAACAGATAACCTGAATGCAAATCTGGTAAAGGCGGATGCAATTACAGCGGCAAATGCTCGAATTGATGACTTAGATTCGACGACCGTAAAAGCGGACGTATTAAAGGCCAATTATACAGACACCAAGACGCTCGAAGCAAAGTATGCGACCGTTGAAAATCTGACAAGTAATTACAGTAAAACGTCTGAACTAGATGCGAAGTTTGCAACGATCAACGAGTTGCATTCCGACTATACGAATACTGAAAATCTGAACGCAACATATGCCAAGATTAGTACACTTGAAGCTGACTATGCGAAGACGTCTGTTCTAGATTCTAAATTCGCAACGATCAATGAGTTGCATTCCGACTATATGAAAGCCAAAGATATTCAGGCTGATTACGCTCACGTTGATTTGGCGAATGTAACTACTGAAAGCGTTGGAACATTGCTTGCAGACAGCGGTGTGCTGAAGTCCTCAACGATCGTAGACGGGAAAGTTACTGGTGAATTGGATGCCGTAACGCTCAACGCAGACAGGATTACAGCTGGGACATTGACAGCAGATCGATTACTTCTCAAAGGGTCTGACAAAGGTGTTCTGTACGAGCTAAATAATAGCGGAGATTTGACGAGTACGAACGTCGATACGCTGGACGGTGGCGTACTGACCGATCATACAATTACAGCAGACAAGCTTGTTGCCAAGAGCATCACATCAAACGAGATTGCTACTGGGACTCTTACGATCGACAATATGGGATCCCAGTTGAAAGCAGATATTAACTCAATCACTTCCAAGGTTTCCAAGACAGACTTCAATGGTCAAAATGTGGTGTCACTCATCAATCAAAGTGCTGACAATGTGACGATTGCTGCCAATAAGATCGATCTAAAAGGAGCGGTAACGATTTCAGACCTTGATTCAGACGTTCAATCTGAAATTCAAAATGCAAAAAATGCCGCGGATGGAGTTTTGGAAAAAGCAAATGCAGCTCAGGATGCTGCGAACAGCGCAAACGATAATGTAAACGCGATAAAGAACAATATTTATGTTCCAAACACGACGACGATCAATGGAGAAAAGATTGCTACTGGTAGCGTCAAAGCTGAACAGATCGATACAGACAGTCTGTTTGCTCAAACGATTAACGCGACTGGTACGATCAAGGGCGCTAGATTGATATCTGACAAAGGTCGCATTGCAGGCTGGAATATTGACACTGATGCCTTCTGGAATAAAGACGAACAATCGGATAACACTCATACTGCTGTTCTTGGAAATGGGACAGAGCTAAACTCTATTATATTTACTGACGAAGATGGAAATCCGTATACAGACGACAACGGAACAGAGTATTCGATGGATGACGGTGTTGTCATAGCCGTTGAATCAGCAGGAGCAAATGGCGTAAACCCGGATGTGCCGTTCTATGTTCGTAATGACGGATACGCTTATTTAAAGAAGGTTTATATTTCTGGAGAAAGCGGAAGCAAGATCGATGCTGACCTAATCGTTGGGAAGATACGAGCCGATCAGATTGATGCGCAAGGAATAAAAGTGAATGCGGCTGATATTATTGGTCGACTTGGTGCGAACCAAATAGACGCAAACAACTTGACTATAAACGCTGGAAATATTCGTGGCAAGCTTACAGCAAACCAAATTGATGTCGATAATATATTTGCTCAGAATATTAATGCAACCGGAATAATAAACGGCGGAACGATCAAGGGAGCGACCATAGCCGGTGCTACTGGGTCATTCACGGGATCGATCAATGCGACAGAGATTACCGCAAAGTCATCAATAAGCGTGTATGGAGGCTCGTGGAGTGGCACTGAAACTGCTGTCCAATCTGTATACATGGCCAACACAATTTTTTCTCAGTTGTTTCCGAATAGTATGGCCGTTCAAATCGGATTATCTGCCGTAGATAATCCATCTGGATATAATCCGGCTGGCGGTGCTGGAAATGTATACGTTGGAAATCTTTATAGTGGATATGTTACTTGTATTAATGGATTTAATAACTATTCTTCCCGCGTCATCAAAACCAACATAGTACCGGAATCAGAAGAATCAGCCAGACGTATCTTGGATTTGGACGTCGTGAAGTTCGATTATAAGCCGGGGGTCTGTCCGGATGACTCGAGATTTGACAGACGGGGACTGATTGCCGAAGACACTCTGAACGTCATGCCGGAAATCGTTTATATTCCGGACGAGTATAAGAAGAACGGATACACTGGCGACAATACAAAAGTTCCGTCAATCGACTATACCAAGCTTATCCCAGATCTGGTCAAAATGATTCAAATTCAGCAGAAGCAGCTCGATCGAGTACCGAAGAATACAGCTGGTACTACGACACTATACTTCGCTGATTCTGATCATGTCATTATATTCTCTAGGAGCCAAGCAGATGCAACAGCTGTTGTTCGGGTATGCAACGCTGAATTCCGCGAAAGCAATCCTATCTTTATTAAAGATGTTGTATTTAGCATTGAATCAGATTCGTGGCTCGTCTACATAGACAAGAAAACCACTGGCTATTTGAAAGTAAATTACACAATTACAGTTCAGGAGGAATCGTAACATGCTTAGTGTGCATAGAACTATTACGGTATATGGACGTTCAGTTATTGACGGCACTGAAGTTGAGGGATATCAGGCGACAATTGACGAACAGAAACCAAATGATATTGTCTTCAACTCTTGGCAGATAGACCCATCAGCATACAAGGAAAATCGACTTGTGTGCCGACTGGATCGGGGCGACTTCGAAGACAGGGTCTACAAATACCAGGAAAAGATGATCCAGGAAAATCTCGAAGTCGACACTGGAAGCGCTTCTAATACTGAATCATCAGAACCGACGGAGACATCTACGACAACGGAACCAACCTCGACCACAACTACGACGACAGGAGATGGTACAAATGGCTGATACGAAAAAGTCATTAGCGCAAGTACCTGCCGGATCGGCCACGACCGGATCGTCTTTACTTGGCGTGGATGGCGGGGCCATAAAGCGGTTTCCGATAACGGCTCTTGCGAATCTGTTATATCCGGTTGGAAGCTATTACTGGTCGTCCAATCCGACCGATCCTGGAACTCTGTTTGGCGGAACATGGGAGCAGATCAAAGATCGTTTTGTCTTAGCAGCAGGAGGTTCATATACGGTTGGATCTACCGGAGGTGAAGCGACACATGCGCTTACTGTGAACGAGATGCCAAGTCATAGCCACAGTTTGGAATCGATTACCGGCTATGATGATATGAACTTTATTAATGGTTCCGATGCGTTTCTTTTGCAGAATTCAGATACTACATTAAACTATCCAAGTGCAAAAGAAGCTAAAATGATGTACGGGAACACTGGAGCAACCGGTGGCTCTGCCGCTCATAACAACATGCCACCTTACATTGTTGCGTATTGCTGGCATCGAACTGCATAAGGAGGTTATGAAATGGCAAATACTACGAAAAAGCTTTCTACAGTCGATGAAACAGCATCCAGTGACATCTCCTCCGCCAATATGCTCTGCGTGTCAAACGGGCATGTAAAACAGCTTCCTAATTATATTCAGCAGATTGACAAGAATAAAAGTGATATTGCAGACATGATGCTAAAAATCTATCCAGTTGGGGCGATCTATATTTCAGCAAGTGCCACCAATCCTGGAACTCTGTTTGGAGGAACATGGGAACAGATCAAAGGACGATTCCTTGTTGCGGTCGGTGCACTCGAAGAGAATAATAACACTTGGTTTGGCACTGTGAAAGCAGGAGATGTAAACTGTCCAGCTGGTGAAAAAGGTGGAGAAGCTTGGGATACTCTGAACGTCAACCAGATGCCGAGTCATCGTCATAGCATAACAGTGTACGCTTCAGAAGATGGGCTTAGTGGAAAAACACTTCAAGATGCTGAACAAGGGAAACTGTTGGCTGCGAGATGGAACGAGCATACCGGTTTAAGCAGTGGAAAAAACAATGAGCAGCATATCAATCTTACAGGTGGAGGAGCTGCTCACAACAACATGCCACCATACCTGTCCGTGTACATGTGGAAAAGGACTGCTTGATATTTTCGATAGGAGGCATTATGGCTACAACGAGTAATAAATTAGCAGACGTGCCACAGCCAGTAAGTGGCTCTGATGTACTATCTGCGAATTTGCTATGCGTTCAAAACGGACGAGTCACGCAAGTTCCTGGATATTTGAAGAAGATTTCGGATACACGGAAATCAGTCGATGACCTAAAGGCTGCCGTATTTGACATGATATATCCGGTTGGAAGCTATTACTGGTCTTCCAATGCTACGAATCCCGGTTCGATATTTGGAGGAACATGGGAGCAGATCAAAGATCGTTTTGTCTTAGCAGCAGGAGGAACATACGCTGTCGATGCTACTGGTGGGGAGGCTTCCCATACGTTATCAGTAAACGAGATGCCAAGTCATAGTCATGGTGCGTCCTCTGGTTCAGCAGGAAATCACGGTCATAGCGCTTCCACTAATTGGACTGGAGATCATGCGCATAGATTCGCTGGAGGTGGTGGATTCGTTGGTGGAGGAACCTACGGTTCCGCGGGTGCAGGAATTCGAGTTGATAGTTCGGGTTATATCATTAATGATAATACAACCTCCGCTGGAGGTCATTCACATAGTGTGACCGTCAACGCCAATGGTGCGCATAGTCACACTATTTCTGTATCTGCTACTGGTGGCTCTGCCGCTCACAATAATATGCCGCCTTACATTGTTGCGTATTGCTGGCATCGAACGGCTTGATGCTTATAGAAAGAAGGATCTATGGCTACGATAGGGAATAAATTATCAGATGTGCAGCAGCCGGTAACTGGTGCTGATACCTCCTCGGCAAATCTCTTATGCGTTCTAGACGGGTCTGTTAAACAAATTCCAGGATGGCTAAAGAAGGTAAACGCTAATACCGATGCTATTAATGCACTGCGTTCGAGTGTTTTCAATATGGTATACCCAGTTGGCTCTATTTATATTTCTGTGAACGCCACAAACCCGAGTTCAATGTTTGGAGGAACATGGGAGCAGATAAGCGGACGGTTCTTGGTCGGTACTGGTTCTAATCAAGCTAACTCGACGAACTATTTTGGGCCACAGGATGCTAACACAATCAACATACCTGCTGGCGAAATGGGGGGGGGAAGCTTGGCATACTTTGACTGTCAACCAGATGCCAAGTCATGACCATCGTAGCATGCGATGGGGAGGTCCAACTGGAAACGAAGACGGTTATTTCGGCGTAAATGCTGGATCTGAGACGTCCGGAAGACAAGCCACGTGGTATTTTAACTATTCATCAGGGGCTGCTCAAGCATATTTTAAAACTGGTTTCTCAGGAGGCAGCGCCGCTCACAACAACATGCCACCATACCTGTCCGTGTACATGTGGAAAAGGACAGCATAAGAATCGAGGTAATAGATGGTAATAGACGTGATACATGATTGGATCGGTTTAATTATCCAATTCGGTACGCTCATCACAATGCTATGGGCTGCCGGAAAATTCTTAGACCGACCAAACCAGACACAGAATGAAAGAATCACTCTGCTCGAAAGACGCGCAGACACAATAGACAAGCGATTAGAAAAAGATGAGGCTCATTTCAAGCAGATCGACAAAGGAAACGCTGTATTGTTCAGTTCACTTCTTGCCATCATGGATGCCTTGATATCCGGAGACAATAAGGAAGAACTGACGAAACAACGAACCAAATTATACAATTATATTTCCGGTCTTAACGATGGAGGTTGATTATGACAGATCTCAAAGTAGTCTGGAAAGCATTAAAAGACGCTGGCATGACAGATGCTGGAGCAGCGGGTTTGATGGGAAATCTCAAGGCTGAGTCCGGTATTATTCCGAATCGTCTTGAGATTCTTTGTATGCGAAGATACAAAGAGCGACTCGGGAAGACATACTCTGATGAGTCCTATACTGCAGCAGTCGACAATGGGCTCATTAGTCGTTCTGAATTCTTGTCACCGATGGGCAAACAGTATGGATACGGACTAGCACAGTGGACATCTCCGAATCGAAAAGCTGGCTTATACGACCTTGCTCAGTCGAAAGGGACTTCAATCGGGGATCTAAACACTCAGCTCGAATATTTGGTGATGGAGCTGAAGACCAGTTATAAGTCAGTTTATTCTGTATTGATATCCACGAATAGTGTTCAGGCAGCTTCTGATGCTGTGCTTACTCACTTCGAACAACCTGCGAACGCTCAGGGTATGAAACAGGAACGCGCGAATTACGGGTACCAGTACTATAACCAGTTTGCATCGAAAGGAGATGATCCAGTGTCTACTGTAACTGCTGACAAGATCCTTGATATTTACAGATCATGGATCGGATACTCCGAAGCAAATGGGAAGCATAAAAAGATTGTCGACCTATATAATTCGCACAAGCCGTTGGCACGAGGATATGCTGTAAGATATTCTGACTCATGGTGCGATACTTGTCTGTCAGCGGCATTCATTAAAGCTAATGCCGTAAATCTTATCGGCGGAACCGAGTGCGGAGTTGAAGAACACGTAAAGATATTTAAGCGTGCTGGAATATGGCTTGAGGATGGGACAATTACGCCGAAACCAGGCGATATCATCGTTTATAACTGGGACCAGAAGACTCAGCCAAACGACGGATATGCTGACCATATCGGGATCGTTGAATCCGTCTCAGGAAACACGATTACGACAATCGAAGGCAACTACAAAGACGCTGTTGGAAGACGTACAATTGCTGTCGGCAACGGTCAGATCAGAGGATACGCCAGACCAAAATACGCAAAATCGACCACAAAAATAACTACAAAACCAAACGTAGAAAAGAAACCCGCAAAATCGACCAATCCAACAGGACCAAGCAAGAAACCAAAATGGGTCGGAGCATCCAAGATTAACGGTTTGAACGTTCGAACTTGGGCAGGAACCGAATTCAAGAACATCATGGCTTGGCCGAAGCTGAATAAGGGCAATCTGGTTGATGTCTGCGACACAGTCAAATCAGCAGCAGGAGAAGACTGGTATTATATTCGGATTGGTACGTACGTATTCGGGTTTGTCATGGCAAAGTATATCAAGAAAGTGTAATAGCGATGAAAGCATGGCGAAAGCTTACTAAAACAAGATATTTGAAGATTGTAGTGACCGGGCTCGTTGGCTCGGTCATTCTTTTTACGGTACTGATGATCGTTTGCTATTTCTTAACCGGTAGTGTTCCAGATTCTCTTGTAGAAAACTTCTACCGTTGGTGCGGCGTTGAAGGTGGAGCAACGATGATTATCGAGGTAGCGGACAAGATATTCCCCGACAAATCCAGAAAGAGAAAGGATAATAATAATGAAGAAAGAGGATCTGATTCGGAAGCTGAGCTCTCGTAAATTCTGGGCAATGCTGGCATCACTGGCAGTCTGTATATGCGCATTCTTTGCGCTTTCGGATGTAGACGTAGCAAAGATCACAGCGCTGATTGGCGCGTTCGGTGATATCGCGGTATATATGCTGTCTGAAGCGCTTGTCGATTCTGCAAACAGCACGAAGAACACGATCGTGACAGAAGAGACCAAGGCGTTCAATACACAGATTCACAAATCGTTGAACCCGAACGAAAGCTCCAGAACGACGATTAAGGGCGTTACGACACAGGAGGATGCGGAATGACGTTCTTCCTAGGGGTCATTGGAATTGCTATATGTACATTCGGAATCGTAGCTGATGCTGCATTTCTAATCATGACAGCGATTAAGCACACAGACGACAACCTTCTGTGATATTTTGGTATGGTCAATACAAAGGGATTGCTGAAATATGCAGTCCCTTTTATTTTTCGTATACAAAACTATACCGGAGGTGTTGTATGATATTTACGAGATTACTACCTCGATTTACCCATTCTGGAGGAGATATGGGTAAGGATTTGAATGGAAACGAATTGGGAAAAGGTATCCGTCAACGATCGGACGGGTTATATGAGGTTCGATATACAGATGAAAACGGAAGGAGGCGGTCCAAGTATACTAAAGCACTTGTTAAACCGGTACGAACGTTGAATGACTGGTTCGATACGTGGCTGGCAGTGTATCACCCAAACTGCAAGCCAGTAACGATTGCACGATATAAGGCTCTGTATAATCATGTGCGTGATACGATTGGGAGACGTGATATTTCAGGACTAACACCGTTTGATATGCAAAAAGCAATCAACGAAATACCATATCAAACCACAACTAACCAATTATCAACGATGCTGTCCAATAGTATGGCTGAAGCTCAATCACAAGGTCTGATACAGACGAACCCGGCGAACCACATCATCGTTGGCAAGCGTCATAAAGCCAAGCACAATCGAGCGTTAACTGAGAGCGAGATCCAGCGATTATATTCTGCAACTGAGAAAAGCAGCTATTTGCATTCGATTCTTGTGCTCGGGTTGCATACAGGAATGCGAATCAGTGAAATCCTTGGGCTGCAATGGACTGATATTTCGTTTGAAAGAAAGCGTATACATGTGACCGGCACACTAGCATACATCGACGGTCAGTTTGTACGGACTGATCCAAAAAGTCTTTCCAGTGACCGTTATATTCCGATCGATGATGAAGTGCAGAATGAGCTAACAAAACAGCGGATCCGCAAGAACCGTATTGCTGCTAAATACAAAAGCCAAGATGGAATGGACGATTTGATATTTGTAACGAGACAGAATAAGCCAATATACCGGTCAAGTGTGAACCATGCGTTGAATACCCTTTGCGACAAGCTTGATATTCCTCGTATCACAACGCATACAATGCGACATACGTTTGCAACAAACTGTATTAAGAATGGAATGAACCCGAAGATTGTGCAGATGGTGCTAGGTCATAAGTCAATCCAAACGACTATGGACACCTACTGCAATCTTACGTATGACGACATTGTGGAAGCGATGGACGGGGTAAAATGGGGTAAAAAAGAGCAGTCAGATACAATATAAAAGCCGTGTATTTCCTAGGGTTTTGGATTTCGTGATACAAAATACACATTCTGAGTATATTACAATGCAGAAATGCTGTATATATCAGTATTTTTTAGTCTGTTGAGCGTTTAATAATGGGGTAAATGGGGTAGTAATTTTCGATGCTGACTATCTGACATAATAAATGATGTAACCAGCTAGAGATCGTACAAGGAGGTAAACATGGGATCTCAAAAAGTAAGAACAGTTACATCACCAGCAAATTCATATTATGTCAGTAAGCACCGAATGCTTGAGCTACAGCATTTCTGTTTACAGTATCAAGATTGGAAAGAACGGCGACAGCAATTATATTCAGAACAAGAGAGAACGTCATGGAGAAGTAACGACACCAAGCAATCAAATAGAAACACCGAGAATGATCCTACTGGAGAGATAGCAGTAAGGATCATTTTTTATGGCGAAAAAATTGAGCTGGTCGAAAACACAGCAAAGGACGCTGGAGAAGATTTATGGCGATATTTGCTGCTTGGGGTAACGAAGGGCCTATCGTATCCGACGTTGAAATCAGTGTATGGCATTCCTTGCGGAAAAGATGTCTACTATCGATGCTATCGGAAGTTCTTTTATATTTTGGACAGACGACGTGGCTAACCGCAAAAATTACAATCCGTATAATGAGAGCTATTGTAATTTTAAAGGAGGTTTGTTATGAAATTAATTTGGACTATCATTGTTATGATTATTAGCTTTGCGCTTGTATATGCGTTTGTTGGCGCTTTACTGGCATCGATATCAGGTGTCGGTAGTGTCTTCACGCTTATCGGCGTAGGGTTTATAGTCTGTCTCTTATGGGACAAACTAA